CAGTTGCTCGAGAATGCCTGACAAAGCTGGGCATCACCGCATCTTCCATCCCACTGACCAACCGCTTCAGTATTCCTGAGTTTGACTTTGGCAGCGGCTATGTCCAGATCCTGAGTGATCTGCTTGTCTCGGAGTCTTACTGCGGCTACCTCGACTTCAGCGAAACGCTGCAGATCATCAGCCTGGCCGCTCCACCTGGGACGGGTCCATCATTCGGCACTGACAAGGTGATTGATGTTGGCCCCATCGGTGTTGGCGATCTTGCTGGCGATGCGGTCACCGTCAGCTACAGCACCCTCAAACTCAAGGTGCCCGATGGCACTGAGGTGGCCGAGCGTGAAGAAGGCGAAGATTCACCGACCTCCCTGATTCCCCGTAGCTCATCTGGTTGGGGGACTGATGTTGCCACAACCTCTGCTAGCAGTGTTGCATCTGTGGCCTACACCGCTCCTGATGGCACTGAAATCATTGCCACCTATAACACCAAGACCAGCACCAGCGAACAGACAACTTACGCTAAGCGTATCTTCAAAGGTGAAAACCGCTACGTCGTTGTTCGCCGGCAGATTAACGAAGACACAAGCCTGATTCAAATTGCGGGCAACATTGCATCGGCATACTTAAGCAACGGTAGAGCGTTTGGCAACAGTCAGGCTTCCTCAACCACTGTAGAAACCTTTGACTACGACATTGATGGCAACGAAACATTTCGCGAATTGATCCGCACCGGCAGCGCTGCATTCCTGGCCGGTGCAGCCTCCATTGGCTGGGTCTACCCCAATGAGGACGGCAGCAATACGTTCATCCCAATCCCTACTGGAACGGTCACCTTGGAGCGGACCACCGTCAACAGCTACACCAACGGGGACTATCGCAAGACCATTACCCGTCGCTTTCAGCCTTGGATTTACAGCTCTGCTGGTCAACAGGCGATTGCTGAAAGCCGTGAATCAACCTCAACGGTTGATGCTGCCAACTCGATCCTCAGCACGATCTACAACGGCCTTGTGCTGGTTGATGTGACAGTGAACACCACCCGTTCCGCTCCTGGTGCTGGAACACAGGAGGCCCCTTTGCCTGAGGACATCAACAACGAAAATCTGGCCGACTCCAACACGGCAGACCCTGACAACGGTTTCCGCACTGAGAACACAAGCGAGGTCGAGCTGGCATTAGGCAGCCGCACTGCGACCCGTCGTATTGAGTTTTCGTTGCCGTATGCCCCTGACGATAGGTTTGTGCGATCTGTCAAATCGGTCAGCCCCACAACCTACAGCTACACCGCTTTCAGTAGTGACGCTCCAGCCAAGGCCAAGCTGTACGGCACCACACAGAACCGCATCCTGTTTGGCAACCGCAACGGCATGAACATCCAGACCGTGCCCGAGAACCTACCGGCTGCACCATTCGGCCCCTTCTACCTGACCGCTAACGGTGTCGTCACCCAGTACCGCACCAACGGCACGTCTTGGACGATGGATTCCGAGGGGATCGTTGCTTCTACTGATGGCCTCTACTGGGGCGTTGTCGGGAGGACCGCATGACCACCATCACTGCCCCGCTGACGTCAATCGCACTCGCGGCACCTGTGCCCGACGTGGTGCGGAGCTGCGTTGTCTCGCAGCCTTCCCCTCCACCGGCCCCCGGCGAAGAACCACCGTCCCCGGTCACAGTCCCCGGCATCTACACCCCCATCGCGCCGGGCGTCACCTACGCCAACCTCCCGGTCGCGCCGTCAGTCATTGACACCTCACCAGATCAGATGATCGGGTGCATCGTCACCGTTGCTGACAACCCCCAAGGCAGGCTTGATGCCCTCTTCCCCTCTGCCGTGGATGGTGATGGCGTCATTGACCGGACCACCAATGACATCTGGGTCTACAACGGCACCACATGGGACAACGTTGGCCCTACGCCTGGTCCGACCATCGTTGCCACCGTGGTCATCCCCCCGTGGAACGAAATTGTGCTGGCTGTCGCTCGCACCCGCACCAAGCTGACCGTCACCTCTCTGCCCTATGCCCTGACGCTGCTAACTGAGCCCGACCCGATCATCACCAAAACCAAGGTATCTGCTCGCCGTCTGCTCAAGCCTCAACCCGTTGCCCTGACGCTGGAAGGCCATCCCCCTTACGTCAATGAAACTGTCATCCAGCCGCCAACGGCTACAACTACGCTGATCGGCTTTGCTCCTGAAATCAGCACTTCGTTTGTGGCGTTAGCTCCATCTGTGGGCTTGCAGCTGACTGCTTTGGCTCCTGTTGCCGTGGGTGGTGGTGCCTCGGTAGTCCTGCAACCTCCAAGCGCTGATATTGCTGTAACAGCGGCAGTCCCGGCAGTGACAAGCACTATCAACGTTTCGGCCATTACCTACAGCCAGTCGTCTGTGTGGTCTGGCTCCACAGCGGCCAACAACACCATCATGACCGATGGATCGTTCACGAACACAGGGGCTGCCACCGATCTAGGCACCAGTTCATGGGTGCGTATGGATCTTGGTAGCACCAAGGCAGTTGGCAGCGTCGTCATCGGCACTGCCACTAGCAACATCCCCGGCGGATGGACAAAAGCTTACACCGAAAACCTGGACGTTGAGTATTCACTGAACGGCACCAGCTGGACAACAGCTTTCAATACCGGCACGTTTGCGGTTAACGGTATCTACACATTCTCAGTAGACTTTTCCGCCCGTTACATCAGAATCGTCGTTGCGGATGAGTACGTGGCTATTTCTGAGTTCTACGCTCTCGCACCGGGTCAGACCTATCCCTAGTAGGCCGTTACCCTGCTACTCGGCAAACTAGGTGCAAAGCTGAACTGCGTTCGTGGCTGTCACAATCTCACCGTATAACCACACGGCTGCCCGCTTTGGCAGCGGCGCAAACGCAGTGGGTGATACCTACAAGCTGATGCTCTGCACGGCGGCCACCTTCAACGCTGCCAACACCACGCTCGCCGGCATCACCAAGACTGAGGTGACCAACGCCAACGGCTACACCACAGGCGGGGCCACTCTGGCCAACGTGGCTGTGACCACCGTCACCACCAATGACGCCAAGTTTGACGCTGATGATGTGACCTGGAGCGCCACGGGAAGCGGGATCACCGCCAGCTACGCCATCCTCTACAACGACACCGATGCTGATGATCCCCCAGTGGCCTTCATCGACTTCGGCGGTTCTGAGTCTGCGGCCAGCGGCACCGACTTCCTGATCGTCTGGAACGCCAGCGGCATCTTCACCTGGACGGTTGCCTAATGGCCATCTCCACCACGATCAGCACCAAGGAACTGGAGCGTCAGGCTGCCTTGGTCTTTGAGGGCGAAACCCTGAAGGTCATGCTCTGCCAGGTTGGCGTGACCGGCTACACAGCAGAGAGCACCGTGGCCAACTGGCAGTCTGTCGAGGTCAGCGGTGGCGGTTATGCCCGCTATTCCGAGGTCATCGGCACCGGCAGCTACAACGGGACTGCAGGCGTCTATCAGCTCCCTGCCATTGATGCCGAGTTCACCGCGACGGGTGCTGGCTTCACCTATGACCGCATCGTGCTCTACATCGACGGGGCTACGTATCCGCACTCGGTCATGGTCGAAGACCCCAATATCGTCCTTCTCGCGGGTCAAGTTCAGACGTACAGAATCGACCTCAGCCAGGATGATTGAGCTGTGACGACCCGTATCACGGTCACCACAGATAGCGGCGGTTTACTGGATCGCAACGCCCAGCAGCAGGCCGCCGCACGACAAGCCGCACTTTTGAAAGCACAGGCAGAGAAGGCCGCCGCCTTAGGTGAGGCCCAGTTACGCCAAGACCGCATCAACGCCGGCCTCGACCCAGCCACAGGCCGCCCCCTCCCCTTCACCGGCTCAACCCTCAGCCGCGTTAACCAGCAGCCTGCTGCCTCTCGCCAAGGGCTGGATTTACGTGTAAACGTCTTCGGCCTTTCTGCCTCTGTGTTTACCGAAAGGACCGAGGATGGCAGAACTTACTACGATTTCACAAGAACAGTAACCATACATCCGCCCCGAGCTTCTGCCCCTATTGTATTTTCTCAGGCAGGCGATGTATTTGAACGCACACTGCCGGAGCTTGACCCAGCCGAAGACATCTCAACATACATCTCAACCCCATTTCTTGACCGAACGACAATAAGCACAGCGGGTTCTGGTACAGATACTAATTTCTATACCGCTAGTGGTGAAACCTATGGATTCTATGATAGCGGCATACCCTCTCCTTCTTACTTTGATTCATGGCGCTACGACATATTACAACAGAGCGCATACACGCACATCGTTCCTGCTGGAACAGGGAGTGCATACGTCATCGTGGCATTTGACGTCAACTACAAAGCAGAGCGCATCAGGACAACATACACAAGATCGGGCACCATATTCAACCCTCCCACTTCATACGACAGCACCACAACAGTAACCGCAACGATCTCAACGCTATTTCAACATTCTTATGAGTCCCGCAATGTAGAGTGCTTTTTCGTGACAGACACAACGGCTGTCAGAGTAAACACACCAACTACATTGCAGGCTAGGGTTGATGCCCTATACCCTGCTCCAGTCAAAAACGCTACAACCGAAATAAACGCAGGCACCTTCGGGCCATTCCCAGGAGTCAGCACCCCTAACACGCGCACCAGGACAACTGTCTCTACTGGCGGATCAACATTTACGTGGGCAGAAACATCTTCTTACACTGCTGTTACTGTCCCAAAAGCTGAAAGCACAGCTATACCCTATGCAGCGCCACTATCCCGATACCTCGGTGGTTCGCTTGCTTGGACTCCTGCCGCTGCCCTAACGCTTCTTGCAGGGCCAGTCACAACGAAAACCCAAAGCGAGGTAACACCAGAAGAGATAGCTACGTTTAACAATTACATATTCATGGAGTCTCAAGGCTTTGGCGCAAACAACATAACTAACACACGCAAATACTATATTGACACCTTCGACGGTACTGACACTGAGGGAAACCGATATACCTTTGTAGAATACTCAGAACAAAGACCAACCACATGGGGCGATCCAGTACCAAATGGCAAAACCTGGCCAAGATCACCCGTTGTTACGCCCGCCTTGCAAGGTGAGTACACTCGGCACTCTAACTGGGGAAACTCAGCTATTTGCTCAAGGTATGTGGCGGCGCTTGGTCTTTCTCCCTCCCCTTCACCATGACTGACGCCAAAGCCCTACTGCAAAAAGCCCAGACCCAAACGCAGGCTAACCGCTATGCGTTTCTCATTCGTCAACTCAACGCTAAGCTCACTAACAACATCCGTAATTCCAAGTGACGACACTACCGTTCGTCGAATCTCCAGCTTCCCATTCAATTCGTCGTCTTGGCACCCCTGCTTCTGGCATCCTCGAGATGCCTGTCATTGGTGGGTTGACCGTTGATGAGTCGGCCATCATTTCAGAGATGCTGGCCTCTGAACGCTCAGCCTTTGTTACTGGTGCTGCAGCAGCAGACGTGATTGCCAAGGTCGAGGAAGTCTCCCTGACTGAAGCGTTCCAGATCATTGAGAAGGCTGTCATGGGCAGACCTTTGGATGGTGACGCAGATCAAATCCGCATCCGTCATGCTGACCGGATTGCTGAGGTGGCCCGCGTCTATTCCAAGGCAGGCCAGGCCAACATGGAAGCGACCGTGACTGCCCTGATCCGCTGCAGGCTCAAGCTGCCGGAGTGGACAGTTGAGGAGACCCGTGGACTGCATAAGGCCCTCTTTGATGCCATCTGGGAGCTGGCACAGGAGGAGCAGGCTACAGAGCAGATGCCTGCTAGCCCGCCAACGGAGGAAGACCTGGGAAAGCAGCTGCCGGCCACTGGGAACAGCAGGAAGCCGACTGGTCGAAAATCTTCTGGGAGCTAGCTAACGGTTACCCCGGCCAGTTTGACCGGCAGACCTTTGGCCAGGAGAAGCGGGTCGTGGTGCTTAAGGCCTGGCGGACGCTGCACAGCATTAGACGGGAACAGGCAGCAATGGCAGAGCTGCCGGTGGCGAACCTGTCGGCCTTGATGGCCAACATGAACCGCGACCCGAAGAAGGCTAAGCCATTCAGCTTGTATGACTTCTGCGTCTTCAATGACAAGCCTGATGATGGCCCCGGCCAACTGTCACCAGAGGTGGCTGCTGTGGCCCTGGCATTGCGGCATGAGGACCGTGCACCTCGAGGAGTGCTGGCCATTTGGGATTCGATTCTGGCAGCTGCTTCAGAGTCGGCCAGTGTGCCAAGCATCAGGGCATTGGCATCCTCCGATGATCGGGTCTGGATTCTGTGCCCACGATGGGAGGGCCCGCATGTGCGTGGTGGGTTGGTCTGTGTGCTGGGCCAGGCCCATGGGTTGATTGAGGTCAGGGACATTGACCGCCCGCTGGCCAGCTATCAGGTCAGTGTGCCCAATCGAAGGTTGGCCGGCTGGATTGAAGCTGACCTGCTGTTGAAAGGGGAAACCTAAGGATCAGGAGGCCTAAAGCTGATGACAGTATTGGAGCTGCGCAATGCACTGGCAGCCTTGCTGACCGCATCCTTGGGCACCTACACCTTGGGCAACGGCAGCACCACACCAGCAATCAGTGTGCGGGCCGTGGGCGAAAGGAGGCCAGTGGATACCACGGTCACGGGACTGGAGGTGGTCATTGTCCGTGACCCTGAGCTGACGCCAGTTGAGGTCTACAAAGAGCCTGGTGCGTTCAGGGAATGGACGGTCTACTTGATTGACTGGTCTGATGCCACGAGTCTCGAGGCTCCTGCGGCAGCGGTCGTCGCGGCCTATCCCGGCACGCTTGTCAGAGCAGCGAGTGTGCCCAAAGGAGTCGGTCCGCAAAACCAGATGGAACTGACGATCAGGTTCCAGTAGCGGAAACCTAGAAGTGTCGTGCTCCAGCTTTGGTTGTGACTCCCGAGCAGCAACCACCACCCTTTGTGGAACGGAGGACGCTGAGCCGTGTGCAGGTCATGGAGGCCACTGCTGCGGCAGTGCTTGCCGCCGCCATTATCGGCACCGCTAGCGGTGTGGGTTGGCTCGTTGTCCAGCTTCCCACCCGTCTTCAGCAGTTGGAAAACCGGATGAACCAGATTGTTGAAAACCAGGAGCTGTTTAACCAGAAATTCATCCAACTGGAGAAAACAGTGCAGGAACACGACCGCCGCATCATCCGCTTGGAGCTTTCCCAATGAACCGCTTTGTCAAGGGTCAGGTTGATGCCAGCTTGTTCATCCCGGTCTTGATTGGGTTGATCTATGCCGGAAGCGGAGGCTGGACCGCTGAACGGTGGAATGGTGCCTTGGCCATCATGGGCATCGGTGCTGGCACTCGAGCTGGATTTGAGCGCGGCTACAACACGTTCAACCCTGACCTGCGGCAGCCGCAACAACCCCGCGATGAGCATGGGCGATTCTCGCGGCGCGAGGAATGATGGACGACAACCAGCACCAGCGGCGAGTCACCGACCACTGGCACATCATGGAACTGGTCATCCCCGTGGGTGCCATGTTCCTGCTGATCATCGGCGCAGTGTTCGCCTGGACGTTGAGCAGTACCGTGCATGAACAGCACCGGCTTCGTGGTGAACATGGTCAGCTGCTGGAGCAAATCACCCATTCGTGCAAGGGGCGCAAGTGATGGCCGTTCACTGGAGCTGGGATGACCTACGGATCATCGCGGACATCGTTGCTGGAAGCCTGCTGGCAGGCACACTCCGTCTGATCGTGCTCAAGGCGTTCCTTGAACCCATCGCTGCCTACGTGGGACAACAGGCATACCGCCGCGCTGATCGAGCAGTCGGTGGCCGGCTGCCGGATCTACCGCCAATCGCTGAACCCTGATGACTTACGCCTCGGTCCGCGCTGCAGCGGAACATGCCGCTCGCCAGGGCGCGCTCACACCGCATCAGCTGGCTGCCTTCGGCTGGTTGGATGAATCGCTAAGCACCGAGCAGCGTCAAGAATTCACGGAGCTGTGGCGAGCAGCGGGGAGCCCAGCAGCGCCAGCTGATCCTGACTGGCTGGCGCCTGCGCTGAAGATCATCCGCGAGTTTGAGGGCTGCCGGCTTGAGGCATACCGCTGCCCTGCTGGCGTGTGGACGATCGGCTACGGCACCACCCGCTATCCGAACCCTGGTGGTGGGCCGGTGCGCAAGGGCGACTCAATCATGCAGCAGCAGGCTGAAGACTTCCTACGCCATGACCTGCTGACCCTGCGCGGTCCCGCCCTGCTGGATCTGCTGCCCATGGCCACCAGCTGGGCGCCCAACCGCATCGCCGCATTGGTGTCCTGGGCATACAACGTAGGCCTGGCTGCCGTTGAGGATTCAACCCTGCGCAAGCGGCTGAACGCTGGTGAGGATCCCGTAGTGGTGGTGACGGAAGAACTCCCCCGATGGAACAAGGCAGACGGCAAGGTGCTCGAGGGCCTGGTGCGTCGCCGCAATGCTGAGGTGGCGCTGTTCGTTGGTCAACCGCTCCAGCAGTCCGGCCATGGCAACCCGCTGCAGGTTCCCTGGTTTACGCAGATGGACAGTGCCGACCGCGACCAAGCGGCACGAATGTGTTTCTCCAGCAGCTGCGCCATGATGCTGGCCTACCTAAAGCCTGGTGTGCTCACCGGCCCCAACGGTGATGACCAGTATCTGAAGCGCGTCCTGCAATACGGCGACACCACCAACCCATCAGCGCAGATCCGTGCACTATCCAGTTACGGCGTCAGGGCCAAGCTCACGAAGGTGGCCGGCTGGCGCACGCTTGAGGATCAAATCGCTGCCGGTATTCCCGTGCCCTGCGGGTTCCTGCATCGTGGCCCTGTCACTGCACCATCAGGTGGCGGTCACTGGCTTTGCGTGGTGGGCCACACCACAACCGATCTGATCGTGCATGACCCCTTTGGGAAGGCCGACCTGGTGACCGGCGCAACGATTGGCAGCCCTGCACGGTTCGCCAAATACTCCCGCCAGTATTTCGGCCCACGCTGGGAAGTTGAAGGCACGCGAACAGGCTGGGCGATCATTGCCGAAAGGTGAAAGATGCCTTCCTGCTGCGCTTGCTCGGCTGGGTCTTCCTGGCGCAGTTCGCCATCTACCTCGCTGGTGCCGCAAGCTGCATTTACATCGGCATCCGTCTGGAGCGTGCAGTCTGCGCCGACTTTGACGCCAACCTACAGCGCACCTTTGAGAGTGCCACTGCCACCGTGCTGGCACTGCTTGGCGGTCGAGCACTCAACAAGGACTAGGGCGTTTTCATCCCTCGGCTTGCGCAGATCACCCGCAACACCTCCAGTGCTCGCTGTCCGCAGTAGCAGTTGACTGCCATCCCTGCTGCTACAACCTGCCAGACCGCTGATCCTCGTTCGTCCAAAACAACTGTGATGTAAGGCACAACATCAACAGCCATGGCGGGCAACATACATACAAGACCTTGCTTAAGTTGCCAGTGGCTTGGAGTGAATGGTTAGTCCCGAGATTAAGCATTTCTGCAGAAGCGCAGATGCACAGTCACCTCTCCGCAATCAAACGTGAAGGGCCTGAGAACGTTGACCAGCTTGTGAACATTGCTTGCTCACTGGCTCAACAAAATGCAATGCAATCTGCAATCATTCGTCAAGCCATCCATCACGTGAGTCTGCTTGAAATGCAGGCCGAGCTAAACAACCGCAAGCATCCCCCACGGATCATCCGCTGGTTGCTTGACCTGTTTAGCCAATAGCATCTGCCGCTGCAGGGCCTTGTAGGCTCGTTCAGCTTGAAGCCTGACTGCTTCACGGGTCACATTCAGTTTGCGACCAATGGCCGTAAACGTGTGTGGCTCGTTGCCATCCAAGCCATAGCGCAGCTTGATGATCAACTGTTGCCGTTCAGGCAGCGCAGCCATGGCCGTGCTCAATAGTTCCGTGTCAATCTGATCTGACACCTGTTCAAGATGCTGGTCCGCATCAGAGCCATCCCCGATCAGTGCGCCAAGATCACTGCCATCATCAAAGATGGCAATATCAAGGCTGGCGCAGGGTGCAGCCAGCAGCAGGGCCCTTTCGTATTCATCTTCAGTGATGCCCATTGCTTCGGCCACTTCTGGCCTGCTGGGCTGCCGGCCTAGCTCACCGGCTAGCCGCTGGATGATGCGGTTATGCCCCATAAACTTCTCAGCAATCTTGTGGGGCAGCCTGATTGGTCTACCGTTGGCCTCGATGCCACGGGTCATCATTTGAGTGATCCACCAGTAGGCATAGGTGGAAAACTTGTAGCCCCGTTCAGGGTCAAACTTCTCAACGCCACGGATCAGGCCGAGGATGCCGTCTTGCATCATGTCTTCGGCACTAGCCTGGAATCCACCCATGGACCGCTGGCGTTTACGGCAGATGGCTGCCACCAGCTTGAGGTTGGCGCTGATCATGCGATTGCGAGCAGCGATGCCGCGTTTGATGATCCGCTGTTCAGCTGTGGTGTAGGGCCCGCTGTTTTCCTCTTTGAGCTGCATCATGGCTTGGATGCGGCGGCCTAGGTGGATTTCTTCTGCTGGCGTGAGGAGGGGAATCCTGCCGGCCTCGTTCAAGAAAACATCAAGGGTGTCTTTCATTAGAGGTGTCCTCGACTGGCAGTGACAATCTGATCGCCGTTGTAGTTCCCAACGACCGCATAGCTTTTGATTGGCACGTCGGCCATTACATAGAAGATCATCTGGCCGATCTTCATGCCAGGCCAAATTGGCACCGCATGAAGCTGTCTGCTGTTGTGCAGTTCAAGCGTCATCACTGAACCGTTGAATCCAGGGTCCGCAAACCCTGCAAGAAGATGCTCAATCCCTTCCCTGGCCCTGCTGGACTTCAGGACGAACTGTGCCGCTAGATCGACTGGGATATTGAAGACCTCAAGGGTCTGGGCTAGCACAAACTCACCGGGGCGCATCATGTACGGGTGCTCTTGGCTGTGGTGCTCGAGCGGATACGGGACCAGCTGCGGTGATTGGGCAGACTCAATCAAGAGCGTGCTGCCAAGCCTGACGTCAAGGCTTGCTGGGTTGACCAGTGCTGGATCAAACGGTGTGACCATGCCGCCATCACAGCGAGCCTTGATCTGAAAATCAGCAAGAATGCCCATTGGCTTGTTTGGTGTTGAATAACGGAGAATTGATCGGGTGGTCTTGTTTAAGCAGTCTTCCAGTGGTAACCAGCAGCGGTCTCATTTGTATTGAGCACTGCTCTTAGCCGTTGTGGGGTCACATAAACTGACTTTGCCGCTCGATAGATTGACGAATACCGCCGCCCGCGCTCAATGCAGATCACAGGTTTGCGGGCCCATGGTTTCGGCAGTTCCATGGCTACGATTCGCGCTGCGGTCTTCTCGTTGTTAAAGAGCATGACCAGCGTTGATTCAGACTGCCCACCAAATAGGTAAGGCCGTTCTTCGGCCAATCGCCGCAAGCTATCCCTGGTAAAGAAGTGGACGTTATGTGGACCGTGGGGATAGTCGCGGGTTTTCAACCAGCCATTGGCAATCCACCGTTGGACGGTTGAATGCGAAACCCTCATGAGCTGGGCCACAAAACCAGTCGTGACCCATTCACCAGTGGATCGCCGCTGAAGGCCAAGGCCATCGCACTTTCGCTTTAGGGCAGTCTCTGACCGCTCGATGAAGCCCCGACCTTTGGCCTGACTGTTGTAAGCAGGCGTGACCATTGGCCAGGGCATATCACCACAGAGCGACATCAGAATTTCAAGTTCTGCGTCAGACCAGTGGCGATGTCCCATCTCAGAATGCAGGCTCTTCGGATGAGAGGGTCACAGCTTGTGGGTTGATGGTGCCAAAGCTGCCGCGCTGGCCATCACGACCTTTGCCGTTGATGTAGACGCCAGTAACCTCAACCTCGCTCTTGGTTGCATAATCCCAGATCTTGCCCGTCTTATGACGGGAAGGATCATCAGCCAAGTTCATCAGGTACTGGGCAAAGGCATACGCTGATTCCAGTGGGATGAATAGCGACAGGTTAATGGGGTTTTTGCCCGACTGGTCATACCTGTTCTCTCCAGTGCTCCACTTCACTGGCTTGGGCAATGCAGGAGTAAAATCGCTCATGGGATTGGGGGGAGTTGATAGTGTTGACGAATGATGCGGTGGGCCATTCCGCTAACGGTCAGGCCATTAGTTGAGGCATCTGCTACAAGCAGTTCATGGGCATCAGGCCAGAGGTAAACGCCAACGCGATGGCCGCTGTCAGTGCCAAAAAGTGCTTGCCGCATCTGGTGTGCTTCGCTGCTGCGACCAAGACGCTTGCGTTCGTTAGCCCTAGTGCTCATGAGCAGCCCGAGACCTCCCAAGCATCCAAGCGATCAGGTGCGCTTGGGTTGATGTTGAAGATGACGCTGGCCACTTGCACATCGGAAACCTTGTAGAACTCCCGTGTGGCCCGCAGCTGCTCAAGCACAGTCTCCATAAGCGTGTAGCGGAACGCTTGCCGTGGGTCGGCTGTCCAGGTCAGTTTCCCGTTCAGTGCTCCTGATAGGTACTGCCCCGTCTCCGTGTGCTGCACTAGGAAACGTTCCCGTTGCAAGCATGGTGCGGAGTTCAGCGGCAATCCGCTCGAGGACTGCTCGCCGGACGCAGTGTGTCCCATAGGCCGTGATGCGTGATTCAAAGGCTGCCGCAGCGAAGACTTTGTGCTCGTCCTGCTCGAGCTGACGGCTGGCCTTGTCGATGTGGTGGATCGCATAGACGATGTGCTCATGAGTCGATGCCTGTGACATTGGAGATGGTCTGCGAGAGGAAGTCGATGTGCTCTTGCGTCTTGATGTGGTCTGCGATGCCGACACCTGCAGGCAGGCCGTATTGCAGACGGAACGCATCGACCAGTTGGGAACGCTGGTCAGGATCAAGAGCAAGGATGGCCTTCTTGATGGCATTCAGCGCATCAGGGGAGGCAGCAGGGACTGCTGGGACCGCTGGGGCAGGGGAAGAAGTCTGCGGCTTGCTTGCGGGTGCAGGCTTAGCGGCAGCGCGAGCAGGCTTGCTAGTGCTAGCAGCTTTGGGCTGATCAAAAGCATCCCCGTCATCATCTGGAATGCCAGCAGCCAGTCCAAGCATCGCCAGCACCGCATAGCGTCGCTGATAGGTCACGGCGCCGCCCCAATCGTGCAAAGCGTTGCCACGACTGGAGCTTGGTGTCAGCAAGGGCAGCTCAGAGCGTTCTTCCTCGCCGGACGTGTGCTTGAGGCTAGTGACCAGCATCGTGCCAAGACCGTCCTCAGAAGGCCAAGGCCGAAAGGTCTGGGACAGGCGAATGCCGCACTCGGCCAGCTTGGGGAGGATCTCACCGAGAACCGTGGCTAGGTCGGCATAAGTGCCGTACTGAGCTTTTGAGGTTTCGTGGATGGTGCCGACTTTCTTGTGAAAATCGACCAAGGCGGCAGTGAGGGGACTACCAGTGGATGGAGAGGGGTTAGGCATGGGCTAGGCCCGTGGACCCCTCAACACTACCCCTAGTAGTGACTAGTGGTCAAGGGATTGGCGGCTAGCGCGGGCAAAGCTCTCGAAACTCAGCGCACAGCTCGTCCGAGTCGCACCATTCCTGCATCGCTTCAATCGCTGGATTCCGCCCACGGTCATTGGTCATCTCAGCCAGCTCCGCAGGCTTCCAGACCTTGTGGCCGCCAAGCACCAGCTTGAAGGCTGCCACCTGTTCCCTCGTCATACCCGTGCAGTGCTGCTGCAGGTCACGCCAGGCCTCCTGTCTGTCCATCAGGCAGTCCTGCGCATGGCGTAGGAACATTTCTCGCTGCTGGTTGCTCAGGCGTTCTGCTGCTTCCTCGCTGATCGCCCATTCCCGTTCCTTCAGCGCCCAGTCAGGGGCATCCTCCAGCCCGCAGAAGTGGGCGAAGAAGTCCACGGCGGTCCATGGCTGGCCATCCGGTCTACAGATCGGCTCCTGAGCCTTGATCTGATCGATCAGCCGGCGGTCAGCAATCGTCCCAAATTCCCTGCGGTGCAGGCGGTCGTTAGCGAGGCCAAGCTGAATGAAGGTCAGCGGCAGCGGCTGCGGGGTCTGGCCACGCTCGATTTTGTTCCAAACCGCATCAGTGACCGAGCTGAAGCCTGCTGATTTGCCCCATCGGCTCAGCGTGTCCTGCTTCCACCCGGCCCGTAATCGCCAGAGCTTGAGCGTTCGACCAAAGGTCACCCTGGCCTCTTGGCCGGGGAATAGCTCTCTGTCGGTTTCGGCCATGGCGGGTGTCCTTATGCGAAACCTGCATCGGCAGGCCCTTTCAGTATCGGCTGCAACAGCAGCACACAGCCATAACTAGCGGCTTTCTGCAGCTTGCCGGGATTCGGGCGCTGGCGCAATACCCCCCTCTGTCACCTCTTGTACGAGTTGGCCTGCTTCCGCTAGCCTCCCCCCGGCCCACAGGACACGGCGGTCCAACGGGCGCATGGTCTGCCATTCCAGTGGCCCACCGGGCAACCCCAGCCCCATTCGGCGCTCTTCGCCATCAATCACGATCCGTAGCCCCAGCTCCCGCAGGCACCGATTGACAGCCCTGCGCTGCTCGCTGCTGTCTTCCCCTAACGCAAACGCTTGACGGAACGCTGCTAGCGGCTGAGCGGCTGCTTCAGATTTGCTGCTGTCTTGCTGCACCGCCAGCTGGGCCTCGAGCCCCATCAGTTCCTGTTCAAGTGTGTTGGCCTCCTTCTGCCGAAGGCTGAGCTGCTCAGACAGCACCTCGACCGCCAGGCCCTGCTCCGCTGCCTTGACCAGGGCCCGCTCGAGGTTTTGACGTTTGGTCTTGATGGCAGCCAACTCAGCTTTGAGGTGCTCGGCACGCTGCTGCAGGCCTGATGCCCCATCGCTGGCCTGTGCGGCCTCGACCATCGCCAGCAGGGCCTCTGGTTCCAGCCTGCGCAACAGATGGGCAGTGGCATCAAGCAACGGCACGTTGGCCCTGCGACAACCGTCGTTATGGCTTGCCCGGTGACGGCAGTACAGATAGCGGTATTCGCTTGAGCCGGAGCTGACGATGCCGACCCGTGTGCCGCAAATGCAATGCGTCAACCCCTGACCAACAAAACGCATCGTGCCGTTGGGCCCTGCCTGCTCAGCGGTCCTGCCCCGCTGGCGCATGATCTCCCGCACGGCCATGACCTTGGCCTTGTCCACGACCACCGGCAGCACGTCTTCATACAGCTGCTCCTGAGCATCCTTGCCGTGATGACGCCTGCTGTTTAGGCGTAGCCCGCCATAGACCGCATCGGTGTTCATGGCCAGGTTGCGGACAGAGCCATTCGTCCAGCGGTTGCCTGAAGGGGTCAGGAGGCCTTTGGCATTGAGATCCCTGGCCGTGGCCGATGCCCCTTGGTAGCGGAGCATCTCAAAGCACAGCTTGATCGTCTTGACCTTGGCCTGATCGACCACATACCCCTGCTCGTCCCATTCGCACCAGGCAGGGCAGAAATGGCGGGGCCGTGGGTTGACGTTGGCCTCGAGCTTGGCGCGGTGAGCCTGCCAGCTGCCTTGCATCCGCATGGCCAAGCGAGCGGAGTATTCGTAGGCCGCCTGAATCTTGACCACCAGCACGATGAGTTTGCTTGGGTCGGAGCGAAGGGTGGCCCTGCTGTATTCGCTGCCGTCTTCCAAGGTCACGATGCGGACGCCGCTACCGACTAGGCCGCTGAGGATGGTTTCAATGGCATCCAAGGGCTCCTGTCTGCTCAAGCGGTCAATGGCCTCGACCAGCAGCAGCGGTGTGGTGCCGAGTTGGCCAGCTTGTGCCAGCTGCAGGAACCTGCCTAAGGCCCCCTTGCTGAGGTGGTCACCCTTGGAGGCTGAGCGGCCCGCATCACAGAGGTGCAGGGTGGTATCCAGCTGCAGGCCATGGCGTGCTGCCCATTCCTGCGCTGCCCCGCTCTGACGCCCCAGACCGCTGCCTGTGACCTGCTGCTTGGAGCTGACGCGCTCGTAGCTGAAGACCCGTTCCATGCCTCACAGCATAGGTGCGTGCATCTACGTCCTAGTCCCTGGACTGGGTTGCAGACTCGCGCAGTCATGGTGTATGTTGATGGAGCAGGGGCAAGGGCCCCTTGGCACCTAGAAAATTGAAGAACTAGCGGGCAGTCAGCCCGATCCCGGTTGTGGCCTTCACCCAGGCACCCGATGAGTCCCGCCTGGGGGCTCAACCACACACCGGAGATCACCATGGCTGACGAGACCCGCGCCCTCCTCGCTGAAGCGGAGGCTTCCCGGCAAGAGACCGAACAGATCCTTGCTGAACTGGATGCCGCGCTGAAAGCGTACGGACGCTCAATCGAGCAAGGGCTGGCCTTGGCCGCAGAGATGCGCGACCTAGCCGCCCAGCTTGAGGAGTGGTTCTGCTGAGGGATGCCCCCAACTGGGGGCTGAGTATTTCACCGGCACATGCCCGGCACGGCCTGGAAGCGATGGCCTGCAGGGCACACCATTACCGGAGAACACCAATGTCCACTAGCACCATGGCCGGCACTGCTGGCCGCATCACTGGTACAGCTGCCAAAGGTCTGATCTGGGCTTACCGCACCATTGATTGGGCCGAGGTCGGCGCGATCGTGCTGCACGGCCTTCAGGTTCTGATCGTGCTGACGCTCCTGGCTGGCAGGTACAGCCGCCGCGCATGGGACACGGTGCCAGTCCTGAGTGAACAGCTCGGCCACTGGTACGCCGGCCTGATCGCACCAACGCCAGCCCCAGCCCCAGCACCCACACCAGCGCGTCAGCGTGCCGAACTCGAGCAGCTCACATGCCGTCAGCTCATGGCCATCACCGGCACCCGCAGGAAGCTCGCCAAGCGTCACCTCATTGAGCTGGCCTTGGCCTAGGAACCAGGCAGTTGACGACGGGAGCGTTTCGGCGTTCCCTTGATCGCCTTCTTGCCACCTGTGCTGCCACCAGTCATCTGCGTTACGCCACGGAAGTATCGAGCATCGGATTGGGCCAGATTTTGCAAGGTGCCCCGCAACGCATCGCTGACACGACCAGTGCGGCCTGTGCTGCCTACTGCCGTTGAGGCACCCTGCTGCACTCCTCGGCGGATGCCACCACGGATCAGGCGAAGGCCTGCCACGCTCCCGCCACCAGAGATTTTCATCAGCCCTTGGGCGCGGACCTGCTCGGCCTTATACAGCTCGGTCTGACCACGACGCAAGGCACGGGTCATGGACCCCCCTTTGGGCTGCGGGCGTTCCTGCTTGGCGCGAGAGACGACACCACCACCTTTCGACGAGAACCGTCCCTGTTTATCGCGCACGTAATTGCGGACGGCCATGGCTGCTGCTCCCTGGCCATAGGTTTCCAGCGGTCCTGCTGCCCTCGTTACGGTCAGCGGCAGATCGCTGCTATCAGCACATGGCAAAACGGATCACGCTGACCCTGGCCCCTGAGCTGCTGGAGGAGGTGGTCAAGGCCAAGCCGAAGGCCTTGAGCCTCTCGACCTACTGCGCCTTGCTGGTCGAGCGTGGCATGGGGACAGGGGAGGCCGTAGGGCAAGACCGTCACGTTGAGCACTTGACCAGCGGCTAGCCGTCGCTAGTCTCCCGTGCGTGCCGGCCCTAGTCGTCGGCTACCTAGGAGCTATCGCTAATGCCTCAGCTGAATTTCACGATTCCAGAGTCCCTGCTAGCCAGGATCGACGCCGCAGTCCCCGAATACCTAGACAGGAAGGGCTTTCTCTGCCTGTTGATCGATCAGGCGCTTGACTCGTCTGGTACGCTGGGAGCCACGAGCGCAGCCGGGGCTCCCTCTACTTCTTCTCTTCTTACTTCTTCTATAGAAGAAGAGAATAAAACCTATAAAAACAATACGCGCGCGCGCGAGCTTTTGACGCCGCGTGATCTTGGGACGAATCCACGTGCCAGGCGCGACCCGTATGCGAGGAGGATGCTGCCTGAGGATGCGGTGCCTGCTGAGCTGAAGGAGGTGGAGGATTTGCTGAGGGAGTTCTGGAGCGTGAAGAAGGGAACACGCTCTGAGCGGGCCTGGAAGCGGCTTTGCAACAAGCTCAGCACCTTTGCCCCAAAGGACCGCGTACCGGCTCTCCAGGCGGCTTGTAACGCGGGCTGGGCGGACATTTACGAGCCAGCTCCTGCCCGGCCTCGTTTTGGTAGCCCTAGCGATCCCTTGGATGTGCCCAAGCACCCGGCCAGCAGGCTGTTTCAGAACGGGCGGTTTGTGGATGAGGACGGCCCCACGACCAATCCGGCCCTGCAGGGCCTCTTCTGACCCCTTGCCCATTTGCGGTAACTAGGGCTATCGTCAGAACAAGCGCAAGCGTCTTGACGCTTCGCCCTGTCCCACCCTTCAGAACACTCATGACCATCACGCTTCCACGTCGGGAGAAGGCTGCCGCCAAGGTCGGTCCTCGTCTCGAAATCTCACCCCTCGAACTGCGCGGTGAACTCGAAAACGAGCACGGCCTCTCATCCCTGCTTGCCAATGCTTCCTCCTGGGAACCCTTCGCCTGGAAAGGCAACGACCTGTCTGCTCCCCTTCGTGCCCTCTACGTGGCCGAAGCCCGTGGCCTCCTTTCCAAGCGTGGTGAGCGTGCTGTTGATGTGGCCATCGCAGACATCACCGCTGACATCAACGGCTACCTGATGAGCTTCGGCAAACCACCCGTCAGCGAAAACGCTGTCCTCAACAACCTCAAGCAGGCCTCCCTGTACGTCAACGCTGCGGTTGGTGTTGCTGTCGTCCCTGACCGCAAGGCCATGACCGTTCGCTTTGTTGATGGCATCGAGACAGCAGAAAACATCGAGCGGTACTTCTCGTCGATGTCCAGCAAGCTGCAAAAGCTCGGTTCACAGCTCAAGCACGCTGAAGCCTGCGGTTACGACATCAGCCATGTCCTCAGTGCTGCTGAGGCATCAACTGGCGTCAAGCTCCTGCCTGCTGGCTGATCCCCTCATCAATCAAGCCCCTGCCCACTAGCGGGGGCTTCTGTCCCACCCTTCATCCCCTCTCATGTCAACTGCTATCACCCCAGAGGTTGTCGGACTAGACAACCCAACCCAGGTCTTGGAAACCAGTCCCATCACCGCTGCGGAGGTTCAATCACGCCATCGGCGGATGGTCAAGATCAAAGCGGCCCAGCTGGAAAAGATGGAGAGGGATCTCTTCATCGGTCAGCAGCTGCTGGAGATCACCCGCACCAAGGAATACCGTGGCCTCAACGAAGGTGAATCCGGCCTGACGTTTGAGGACTGGCTTAGGGCTGAGTCGGCGGAGATGATGCCTGACGGCAAGCCCATGGACAGAAAGACCGCAGGCTACCTGCGCGGTTTCTATTACTTCCGCCAAGAGGTTCTGGGTCCGGCCGCGGCCGCGGCGGCACACAAGGGTATCCCCCTGCCGACCTCGGCCTATCAAGTGCGCCCTCTGCTGTTCCTGCTGGATCACCTCCACCGAGAAGATCACAGCGATCCGCGTTACAAGTCCTACGACGAGCGCCGAGCTGCTGAGGCTAAGGCCATCGAAATATGGAAGGCTGCAGTAAGCCAAGCCAACGGAGTCCCGACCTTTGAGCAGGTCAACGAAGCCCGCTTGCGTGATGCTGCTGCTGAAGAGCACCGACTCCGTGGGGCCCAGCGTCCTGCACCAAGTCTTGATAGGCCAAGCCCTGGCATAGCTCCTCCTGCTTCATCCGATCACAACCCAACCGACACCACTTTCTTCAACCCACAGCCAACCAGCACCTCACCGGCACCAACCATCCCCGCTTGGGAGCTGCAAAAAGACGACAACAGCCTTGATGCTGCCGCCGAATGCAAGAAGGTATCCCGTGCCATCAATGAAGCCCACAAGGCCATTGGCCTCCTCCGTGGCATCCTCTACAGCCAAATCCACAAATATGGCCGCGACTATCTCGGCTTCCTTCGTCAAGTCGATGCAGGCGTCTACAGCCTTCATGCCATCGACGACCAAATCCAGCAGATGGGTGAAGACATTGATTTCATCGCCTCACTTCTTGTTGCTGATGTTGGCGAGGGCGAGCTAGCGCAAGCCACAATTGACATTCACGCCATTCCTACCCGTGCATGAGAAAGGGGGCCTGCAAGCCCCCTCCCTCTGATCAGTCGTCCCACCGATCTCTTCCATTATGAACCCCGCCACACAGGACCGCATCCGTAAAGCAGCCCAGGATGCCCTCGCTGATCGTGATGACACCTCAGCACTCGAGCTGCTGGCCCTGCTCGCACCACAGCTACAGCTGATCCCTCAGCCTTCACCGCAGCTTCCCTTTGCTGCCCTACCACCCGCCAAGCAGGTCATTGAAGGCCCTGCCCATGATTACCACTACTGGATGCGGTTGATCCGTGAGCACTTCATCCCGTTCATGACGGAAAACGGCAGGCTGAAGTTCACCAGCCATGAGCTGCTCTCCTGGATTCAGCACCGCAGCGACCTGGCCCTGAGCAGCGGTGACCTGACAACCCACAGCTGTGGCCGTGAAACCTGGCGCAACATCGTTGGTAACGCTCTCACTGCCCTCAAGCAGATGGGTGTGGTCTCTGCTGCTCCTTTTTCCAAGGGTTACACCATCAACACTGAGCAGACCAGCTACGCCCCAACCCAGCCGTTGCTGAATTGAGCTTGTGCCATGAATCCTGCCTTTGACCTGTCCACCGTTCGACGCCTCCTCACCCACGGCATCAACGCAGGCCATTGGACCCTCTCAGATCTCGACCAGCCCCCCTCTGGCTGGGCCTATTGCAACACCCAAGCCAAACGCATCCACGGCTTCACACCCTCCCCCTACCGCAACCTCCTTCGTGATGACGCACCCCCCTCCGAAACCGTCCAGCTCGTCAACCCCAGAGACTTTGACGTGGCTGCAACCTCTAGGCCTAACAAGGGACAACCAGACCTGGACGTACAACCTCTCCGATGGCCTGACGACATACCGCTTCCCAGTCAGCGTCACCCAGGTCATCTCCCAGGTGACCAAGACGCCAGAGCAGATGGCCCGGATCATGGCCCTGAAGGACACCTGGGAGCCTCGGGGCAATACGGTCCACTTAGCCCTCGAGCACTTTGTTCACCATCGCTGGAACCCGGCGACTACTTACAAGACCCCGATCAGTTCGACTTCTGAGCCTTACTGCCAATACCAAGACTGGATTGACCCGCTCCTGGCCCATCCCCTTTGGGACCGCATCACACCAGTTGGCTCTGAAGTCATGGCCTACTGCCTTAAACGCAACGTGGCCGGCACCTTTGATCTGGTCTTTCGCTTTGCTGATGGCACCTATGGCCTAGCCGACCTCAAGACCCAATCCTCCGCATCCTCCCAGCCCTATGACATCCGCCCTCAGCTTGGCGCTGGTGTCCACATGGTCGGTGATCGTTACGGCATCTACCTGACCCGCTGCCTAGGCCTCTGGGCCCGTCCTGGTGGCCTCACGGTCCAGACCTACAAGGCTCAAGAGTGTCTGGATGCCTGGTTCGACGTGCTCGAGCAGTACGAAGCCAGATTCAGACCCTTCTAGCCCTAGCGGGTGCTGTTGACCCCTTGACGCCTAGCGGCACCTAGCCCATGATGGACAGGTAGTCGCCCCTACCCCAGCATGTGATCCACCCAGACCACAAGCCTTCCCCCCTCCAGACCATCCTCCCGCCAGCCACACCCTCCAAACCCTGGCCGCGCTGGCACTTCAAGTCACGCCTCATCGAAGACTGGGCCTCCATTCGCCCTGGTGACTTTGACCTCGTTCAACGCTTCTTCGAATGGGATGGCCTGCCCTACACCATCCAATACCACCCGCCCCTTCTCACGCCCTCAACCCCTAGCCCTAACTAGGACCGTGCCCTCTACCCCTTCATCCGATGTCTTCCTCTTCCTCTTCTTCGCAGCCTTCTTCGCAACAGTCATCGCCCACTTCGGCGCTTGAGCTGCTGGATGAACTCTCAGCCCTCAAGCTCCACATCGACGACCTCAAGGCCCGGTACGACGCTCTCCTCCAGCAGCTGGACGCTGCCTACCGCGACCACCAGCTAACTGACGACGACCTGCAGACCACCACCCATAAGTTCTCTCGTCAGTGCCGTAAGTCCTATTCCTTCGCCCCAGAGCACCCTGTCACCATCCATGAAGCCTCCCTCAAGGCTGAAAAGGAACTGGCCATTGCCCTAGGTGAAGCCGAGGAAAAACTGACCTACTTCTGGACCCTCCGCCGTGTGACCAAATGACAGTTGCCATTGAAACCCGTCGCCTCTCTGTCGTCCTCACACTCCCTGAAGTCGAAGCCCTACGCCGTCACCTTCAACCAGAAGAAGGCATGAACGACCTCCTACGCAGAATCGTTCATGATCGGATTCAAGCAGGCAAACCATCCACGCTCAATAGCAACAGATGACCCTCTGCTTCGTGGTCTACGGCCTGCCTGCTGCCCAAGGTTCAAAACGACACATGGGGAACGGCATCCTCGTGGAATCCTCCAAAGCAGTCTCCCCCTGGCGTCAAGACTGCAAACACGCAGCCCTCGCCATCAAACCTCATGACTGGGACACCTCCCTTCCCATGGGGCTCTCCGTCATCTTCCGCTTCAAACGCCCCGCTACCCATATCGGTAAACGGGGCGTCAAGCCTTCTGCCCCACTTCACAACACCTCAGCACGCTCCGGTGACCTTGACAAGCTCTGTCGATCCACCCTCGATTCCCTGACAGGAGTCCTTTACGACGATGACCGTCAGGTCGTCTCCATCACCGCCACCAAGCGGTACTGCCTTTCTGATGAACCTCAAGGGGCTCTCATCACCCTTATCCCACTAGCGGCAAGCTAAGCCGGAGGTAGACGTCATGGCCGACTTTGCCATCCTTGCCAGTCACCCTGACTGCTCAAGCCTTCTCGTTGGTATCCGCTTGGATGCCTTCGATGAATCCACTGCCACTGATCACGCTTTCCACCTCACCCACTCCTACTTCATCCCAGGCCTTCACCTCCCATACAAAGCCCTGTCCAAGGAAGGTGATTACCTCGTCGTCTACTCGTATAACGGCTATACTCGTATCACCCTTGTGCCTGCATCCTCTTACGATGAAGCGGTAAGGGTCATGGCACAACTCAAACATCACGGGCGCATCGTCACCCCTGATCAGCCCATCGCATAATCCATAATCATGGCCTCAATCTCAGACCTAAAGTTTGACCATAAGAACGCTCGTAAGCGCACCAACTCCTCCAGCACCCTCATACGCGAATCGCTACAGCGTTACGGTGCTGCACGCTCTATCGTCATTGACGAAGACAATCGCATCCTTGCCGGTAACGGCACCATCGAAGCTGCCAAGGCCCTAGGCCTCGACAAGCTCAAGGTCATTGAAGCCGCAGGCGATGAAATCATTGCCGTCAAGCGCACTGGCCTCTCCGAGCACGACAAAGTAGGCCTGGCCCTAGCCGATAACCGTGCTGCTGAACTGTCAGAGTGGGACGCTGAAATGCTCCACCAGCTCAGCGAAGAACACGACCTCAAACCCTGGTTTGAACCAGAAGACCTCGAGCAGCTGCTCAGCCAAACCCAAACCCTTGACCCCGTAGAAGGCAACACTGACCCTGACGAGGTTCCAGAGCCCCCAGCTGATCCCATCACCAAGCCCGGTGACCTCTGGATTCTCGGCAACCATCGCCTCCTCTGCGGCGATTCCACCGACCCTCTGGCCCTAGAGCGTCTGATGGAAAACAAACCCGCAGACCTTTGGCTCACTGATCCTCCATATAACGTCTCCTACGAAGGCAAAACCAAAGACGCTCTCACAATCAAAAATGACTCAATGTCTAACGCTGCTTTTAGGCAGTTTCTTGTTGATGTCTATAACACCGCCAATTGCTTCCTCAGACCTGGCGCATCATTTTATATCTGGCACGCAGACTCAGAAGGTTTTAACTTTAGAGGAGCTGCATTTGACGTAGGCTGGAAAGTTCGCCAATGTCTTGTCTGGGTCAAATCCGTTATGGTCATGGGACGTCAAGACTATCAATGGAAACATGAACCCTGTCTATACGGCTGGACTGAAGGTGCTGCACACTTCTGGGCCTCAGATCGCAAGCAAACTACCGTCCTTGAATTTGATAAGCCTCGTCGCAACGGTGAGCACCCAACCATGAAGCCCGTTGACCTCTTTCAATACCTCATGGGCAACTCCACCAAACAAGGCGATATCGTTCTCGATTCCTTCGGTGGTTCTGGCACCACCCTTATCGCAGCAGAACGTACTCACCGTCACGCTCGCCTCATGGAACTCGACCCCGTCTACTGCGACGTCATCGTCAAACGCTGGGAAGACTTCACGGGCCACACCGCCGTCTGTATCCCATCAGACGCTCACTTCACGGAGTCCCAGGAGGCAGCCTAATGGCCCCACCTCGTGGCCCTAAAAAAGAAACCCTCGAGCGTGCTCAACGCTTTGCTCGCATCATCGCTAATGGCGGAAGGCGCTCAGATTGCATCCGCTACGCACGGGAAAACTGGGGGGTTAAAGACGATGCCTGTGACCTTTACCTTCGCATTGCTCGTGAGCAGCTCAAGGCCGACTGGGATCTAGAACGACCCCAAATGGTCGCAGACCTGCTCTCCCAATGCTCCACCCTGCAAATGGAAGCTCGTCGTGCTGGGCAGTATCACATCGCTCTGGGTGCCATTAACACCGCTGCCAGGCTGGCGAAAATCTGTTCGTGACCATCCTTGCTGAATCCTCCGGTCACGTCCTCTATGCCGATAGCTCGGCATCCTCGGCACCCTCTACCACCGAAGTCCTAGCCCGCATCCAGGCCAACCTCCTCCCCCATCAGCAGGCCTTCTGTCAAGACACCACACACCGCAAACTCGGCCTAGTTTGCGGCTTCGGTGCTGGCAAAACCTATGGCCTCGTTGCTAAAGCCGTCACCCTGGCAGCACAGAACATCGGCTATGCCTCGGCACTCTTTGAACCTGTTGCCCCCATGCTCCGCGACATCCTCGAGCGGACCATGGATGACCTCCTGACCGAATGGCAGATCCCCTTCACTTTCCGCGTTAGCCCCCTTCCTGAATACGTCCTGACCTTTGCCGAAGGGGAGCACACCATCCTGCTGCGGACCATGGAAACCTGGAACCGCATCCGTGGTCAGAACCTTTGTGCCATCGGCTTTGATGAAGCTGACACCGCCCCGATGCGCGTTGCAGAGAATGCAACAAGGATGGCCCTAGCCCGCTTGCGTGCTGGCAACATCCGTCAGTTTTACGCGGCTACCACACCAGAAGGTTACGGCTGGGCATTCCAAACGTTCCAGCGTGATGCCAAGGAAGACACCCGCCTGATTCAAGCCAAGACAGAAGATAACCCCCATCTACCGGATGACTTCATCCCCAGCCTGGTTGACAACTATCCAGCCAACCTGATCCAGAGCTACCTAAATGGGGAATTCGTCAACTTGACGACGGGCACGGTCTACGACCGCTTCAATCGTGCTCACCACGTCCGACCACTTCCGCCACTCATTGATCCCACTACGAAAATCCAAAAAGATTACGATCACAGTAGACCCCATCCAGATGAGACCATTCTGGTCGGCATTGACTTTAACGTCGGTAATACCAACGCAGTCCTGGCCGTTCGCCGTGATCGTGAACTATTCATCTTTGATGAGGTGGCCGCTGCACATGACACCGATGCTCTAGGCAAAGAGATCCGCCGTAGGTTCCCAGACTCGAGAATCCTTGGATACCCTGACGCATCAGGCCGCAACCGCTCCACCAACAGCTCTAGGTCTGACATCGCCATCCTGCAGAGCTACGACATCAGCAACATGGCACCCTCGGCCAATCCACCCGTCAGGGATCGGGTGGCCAGCGTCCAAGCAGCCTTGGAAAACGGCAACGGTGACACCCGGCTATGGATCAGCCCAAGCTGCAAGAAGCTGATCGAATGCTTGGAGCTGCAGTGCTGGACGGAAAAAGGCGAACCTGACAAGGAAAACGGCTACGACCACATGAACGACGGCCTCGGCTATCTCGTGCATCGTCTGTTCGAGGTAGGCCGAGCTACCGCAGGCAAGTCGGTTCGCGGTATTCGCCTCTATTGAAGGTACAATAGGTGGAGCAGCGGGGCGCCAACCCCCTGCCCCCGGTCACCTGCACTACCAGGCAACATGGACATCTTGACACGGCTTCATCTTTTTGCGTTTGCTAAAGCTGGAGGGCACGTAGCTCAGCCCCAGCAGCAGGAGGTGAAGTGATGACTGACTTCCGTGCGCTATGCGCTGAGCTGGCCGACTCGGTTGAGCTGTTGCTTGAAATGCGAGCGGTTGACGCTAAGCCGATGGCTATTACCGAAGATCGCCTCTCCCGCGCCCGCGCTGCCTTGGCCCAGCCCGAGCCGCAGGGGCCGAGTGATGAGGCCATCTCCACCGAGCTGGAGCAGGCGGCTGACACCAACACTACGGAGACAACACCATGACCACTGAACATCCGATCGCCCTGCCGTCAGAATTATTTGAAGAATGGATACGTCTACCAGTAAGCACTAAACAGCTTCTTGAGACTGCTGTCCAATGGGGTGCTGACATGGAGCTGGAGGCGTGCTGTGAGTGGCTGGACTACAACTGCCCCTCTGTCGGTGCACACCATCTCCGCTCTGATCGTCGCCCCAATCCGCCGAGTTTGAAGCAGCAGGCGCTGGAGGAGCTGAGAACGATTGAAATGACGGATCTGGTGATTACCGACACCATCCGCCGTGCCCTGGAGGCCCTGCCCGATGACTGAGCAACAACAGCATCGCATTGCAGCGCTGGAGACAGCAGCAAGTATTGGCCCGCCCGTCACACCAGCCAATACTTCAGCCCCCGCCGATTCGCTGGTGGAGCGGGTGGCCAAAGCGCTTCTTCGCTCTGAAGACGGAGGTTGTTGGACCGATACCGACTCCGCAGTCAACTGGAAACCTGAAGCCCGCGTCGCGATCCGTGAGGTGGCAGCTTGGCTGGATACCAAAGGTCAGCATGGCTGCTCCCTATGGCTGCGTGAGGAAGCCAACCGCTAACCGGGTCTGCTGGCGGAAAGCTAAAGGCAAAGATCCGCCCTGCCATGGCCCGTTCCTATAAGCGCGATAAAAACGGTCGATTCTCCGGTACAGGAGGTGGTGGTAGCAGTGGTGGTGGCAGCAAAGCAGCGACCACACGCAAGGCCAATACTGCTCGAGCAGCTGAGCTGAAAGCTAAGGGCACCACTGGCCTTGGTGATCGCCTCAAAGCTAAAGGCTTCAGTGGTGGCAAAGGTGCTCAGGAGCGTGCTGGTGGCCTTCGTAGCAGTGCCTCTGCATCTGGTAAAGGTGTGGCCTTCACTGTTGGCAAAGGCGGCAAAATGTCCAGCGGCCAGGCTGCTGCAACTAGCGGGGCCATCAAGGCTGCAGCAAGTGCCAAGTCCAAGGCAGGCAATGCTGGCAAAGCTCCTGCACGCACTGATAAGGCACCAGCAAGTGCTGCTAAGGCTCGTTACAAGCAGCTCAGTGGTGCTGCCCGCAAGAGTTCACCGTTCCGTTCTGCTGCTGATAACCGCAAGGCAGCAGGCGCCAACCGCAGCTTGAAAAGCATGATTGCTAAGCGCGGACGTGGTTGATCGCCGCTAACTTCAATCATTCGCCCTAACAAGGATCATGCCAACCGTTACTGCCGTAGGGCGCATCCTCAAGTCAAAGCACGGTGAAGCCAGGATTCACCACGTCATTGCCATTGATGTTGATGGCACCGTGTCCACTCGCATCAAACGCGTCCTTAAGCCGGAAAGCTAGAACATGCTTAATACCACCGGCCCTGTTCAGCTTCTGACCACGCCCAGCATCCTTGATCTTCGTGTTCAGGATCCTGGCCTTGCCTGGAGGCGGATGCAACCCCGTTGGGAGTTGCTTGAGGCACTCTCCGGTGGCACCCTCCAAATGCAGGCCCTAGCCACCAAATGGCTGCCGCAGGAACCCAAGGAAGCTGACGAGTCATATAAGAACAGGCTGGCCAGCTCGATCTGCCCGCCATACTTCCAGCGAATGGAAGCCATGCTGGCCGGCATGGTGACCCGTAAGCCTATCCGGCTTGATGGTGTTTCTGATGTTGTAACCGAGCACCTGTATGACGTAGACCTACAGCAAAACGATCTACAGGTCTGGGCCTATAACTTTTGCCGTCAGCTTATACGTTACGGCCACATGGGCGTTTTGGTTGATTATGGCCGTGGCGAAGATGGCCAAACTACTGATCGTCCGTATTGGGTTAGCTATACCCCTCGGGATATTCTTGACTGGCGTGCAGACCTGCGGGATGGCACGCAGAAGCTGACCATGCTCAGGCTGCATGAACGCCTAGAGCTGCCCTACAACGAATGGGGCACCGAGGTGGTTGAGCAGGTCAGGGTGCTCGAGCCTGGCCGGTTCCGGTTGTTCCGCAAGCGTCCCAGTCAAGGTGGCGACTGGACGTTGGTTGATGAAGGTCAGACCAGCCTGCCTGATATTCCCTTTGCCGTGGCCTATGCCAATCGCATTGGCCTGTTGGAGTCGGCTCCGCCGCTGGAAGAGATCGCCTGGCTGAACCTCAAGGCATACCGCTGCGATAGTGACCAGTCCAACCTGCTCCATATCTCCGCTACCCCTCGGCAGTTTCTGTACGGTGTGCCTGCAGAGCTGGATGAGATTGACGCTGGGCCCGAGTCGGCCATTGCGTTGCCGCAGGATGCACGGGTCGAGTTTGTTGAGCCTGCCGGTCAGAGCTTCCAGGCCCGCTTCCAGCAGCTGGAAAAGATCGAACAGCAGATCAATCAGCTTGGGTTGGCGGCGATCATCGGGCAGAAGATGGCAGCAGAAACGGCCAGTGCTAAGGCCATTGACCGCAGTCAAGGCGATTCAGCCCTGATGAACGTGGCCTTGCAGTTGCAGGATCTGATCGACAACTGCCTGAAGTTCCATGCGGACTACTTGGGCATTGGTGACCCTGGTAGCAGCATGGTCAACACTGACTTTGTGAGTCAGCGGCTGGAGCCTGCGCAGATGGCTGAACTGGTCAAGCTGTGGAGCTTGGGCGGCATCACGCTGGAAACCTTGCTGATCCAGTTGGCTGATGGGGAGATTTTCGTTGATGACTTTGACGTTGATGCAGAGGTAGAGGCGACCAATGCGCTACGGGAAGCTCGGATGCAGGAACAGGAGGCGATGCTGACGGCCAACCTGAACGCCCAGCAGCAGGGACAGCAGGAGCAGCCTGAGGAGCAGCAGACGGAAAGCTAGAGCAACGTCAGGGTTGCAATGGCTAGGAAGTACGCACGGGACAAGAACGGGCGGTTTGCCGGTAAAGGTGGCGCTACCTATGGCAATCGCTCTGACCGTGATTCAGACGACCGCTATTTCAAGCGCGAAACCAAGAAGTTGAACGCGGAATCAAAATCACTCAAAGCTCAAAAGGCAAAGCTGGAAAGCAAGCAGCCTTCTGCAAAGGTGGCCAAGGCAACTGCAGGCCTGAAAGCTGCGCGGGCCAAGAAGGCCGAAGCAACGGCCAAGATCAGCGCCAGCAAGCAGCGCATGGCTGAACTGCAAAAGCAGCTTGATGCCAGTAAGGCCAGACTTGGAGGCCAATCAGCTACCAAACGTGGTGCAAAACGCCGTTAGCACTAGCAAGGCAAGCTAGTTAGCAACTCTGCCCTGTGGGCATGTCTGAAGATCAAGCAACGGCTCCTGTGGAGTCCAATGCACCTGCTGACCCTCTCAACACTGAACTCGAGGCCCTTCGTCGTAAAAACAAGGAACTCCTAGACGAAGCCAAACGAGCCAAGGCCAAAGCCCGTGACATTCCTGATGATGTCAACATCCAGGAACTCCTCGACTTCAAGCGCAAGACCGAACAAGCAGAAGCCGAACGCAAGGGCAAATACGAAGATGCCCTCAAGGTCTACGAACAGCAGTTCCGTGACCGAGAAACCAAGTACCAAGAGCAGATCACTGCCCTCGAGCAAGAGGTCAGGATGCTCAAGCTGGATTCCCGTGTCGTCTCCAAGCTGGCAGACCAGGTCCACGACCCTGAAGCGGTCCTACGCCTGGAAGGCGACAAGCTGACCCTCAATGATGCCGGTGAACCTGTCATCAAGGACGGCTACACCGAAGTGCCCCTTGACCAATGGGTAGCTGACCTGCAGCAGCGCAGGCCGTACCTGTTCAAGCAAGCTGCCAAACCAGTCGGCACCGGAGCACCTATCGCCACCCGCTCTACTGGTGGTATCCCTGCTGGCCTGAAAAACCCATTCAGCAAGGAACACTTCAACCTCACCGAACAGGGTCGCCTCTTCAAGACCAACCCTGAACTCTATGCACAGTTAAAAGCAGAGGCAAAGCGGTAAGCTATAGCCAAAGCGGAAGGCTGTGCTTTCCCTGTCGGCTTGTGGCCACAACAACCCTTCATTAAAGGTCCGCTATGGCAACCCTGCGATCCGATGTGATCGTTCCCGAGGTTTTTAGCGCTTACGTTGATGAAGCCGTGACCACCCGGTCGGCTTTCATCAATTCAGGCGTCATCCAGCCTCTGGACATCCTCAATGCCACTGAAGGTGGCGACTACGTCAACGTCCCCAGCTGGTCAGCCAATCTGTCCGGTGATGTGGAAATCCTCTCGGATACCACCAGCCTGACGCCTGGCAAAATCGGCGCTGAGAAGCAAATCTGCCCTGTCCTGCACCGTGGTCGTGCATGGGAAGTCCGCACCCTGGCCGCCTTGGCCGCTGGTGATGACCCCATGGCTGCCATTGGCCGTAAGGTCGCTGACTACATCAGCCACCAACAGCAGAAGGACATCTTTGCCATCCTCGCTGGCATCTTTGGTCCCCTGACCTCCAACACCACTGGTGTGCTGAAGGATCTGGCCATTGATTCCAATGCCACTGCTGCACCGCTGAGCCCCTCCAAGGTGGCTCGCGCTCGAGCTGCACTGGGCGATCAAGGCGAAAAGCTGAGCGTGATTGCCATGCACAGCAAGTGCTACTACGACCTGGTGGAGCGCAAGGCCATCGACTACGTAACGGCAGCAGAGCTGGGGATCACCCCGGATACTGCGCAGCCTGATGCGTTTGCTGGCAGCGTGGCTGGTGCCTACTCGACTGATGTCACAGTTCCATTTTATATGGGGCTCAGAGTGATTGTTAGTGACGACGTGAACAACGATGGCACTAACTATGCCAGCTACTTGTTCACGCCTGGCGCTATGGCCTCCGGCACCCAGTCCGGTCTGGTCACTGAAACTGATCGTGACATCCTCGCGCTGAGCGATGCCATGAGCGTGCATTGGCACAACCTCTACCACCCGCTCGGTGTGTCCTACACCTCTGGTGGCGTCAACCCCAACCGCACCGTGCTCGGCACTGTCGGTAACTGGACTCAGGTCTACGAGACCAAGAATCTCGGGATCGTGTCCATCGTCTCCAACCCGAGCATCTGAGGTAGCTAACCATGGCATCTATCTTTGAGCTGGAATCCCCCAGCTTTGGCCGGTCTTCCACCGGCAAGGCTCTGGTTGCTGCTAGCAATACCGCTGGCACCAGCCTCACTGCTGCCCAGTCGGTTGGGGCGATCATCACCGCTACCCCGACTGGTAACCGCACCATCACTACAGCCACGTTCGCTGAGATTGTGGCTGAGCTTGGCGCCCAGGCCAAGGTCGGTCAGACCTTTGAGCTGACCATCGTCAACCTCGCTGCTGACACCCACACGCTGACCCTTGCTGGTGGCGATGCTGGTGTGACGGTGGTCGGTGCTGCGGCTGTAGCTGCTGCTTCGACTGCGACCTTCATTGGCCGCATGAACAGCACTTCTGCAATCGTGTTTTACCGCTCCTGATCGTGGGTTTGTTTGCCTTCAGGCGACTGCGGGAACAGGAGGCTGCTTCTTCGGAGGTGGCCTCTTTCTCTATGCAGAGCCAACAGCAGGAAGAACCTGCTGAGAAGCCAAGGCGTCAGCGGCGGCAACCTAAGACCAGCAATGGTGATGGTGCCGAGTAATGGCAGTTTTCTTGGGTGGTGGTGATGCCCGCATCGACATCGGCGACGCCGGCGAGTCGCTCACGGTTGACGGGAAGGCGTATCGCGCTGCGGTGACCGTTACCAGGCCGAGCAATACCACGGCCTATACCGCTGGTGACGTGATTGGCGTTGCTGACTCGGGCACGCCGGCTAACGCTGGCTCGGCAATCATCACGCTGCCGAGCATCGGCCCCAGTGGTGGGTATGTGCTGGTGCAGTCTGTGCGGCTGATGATCGGTCTGAGCGCCGTAACAGCCGGGATGGCGGGCTTCCGCTTGCATCTCTATACCGCCAGCCCCACGGCCATCCTCGACAACGCTGCTTTTGATCTGGTCAGCGGTGAGGTGGCGAATTATGCCGGGTTCATTGATCTGCCAACACCGCAAGATCTGGGCAGCACGCTGATGACGCAGTGCGACTACTGCGGCACGATGGTGAAACTGGCCTCTGCGAGCACGTCGCTGTTTGCTGAGCTGGAAACTCGCGGAGCCTATACACCAGCCAGTGGCACGGTGTTTGATCTGCGGGTGTTGACGCTGGAGGCAGGGCTGTAATGCGTGGCTCTGCAGCGTTCAGGGCTGCTGTAGCGCCTGGCGGTGTGCTTGCCGGCCCGTGGGCGAGGAATGAGCTGTGGCGGCGTGCGCGTGCGATGCCGTCGCTCGACCTGCGGTTTGCTGAGTCAAAGTCACTGGTTGATGCGGTCAGCGGCCAGAACCTGATCACGTTCACCAGGGCGTCTACTGGGACGTTTGTGGATTCTGATGGGGTGATCCGCAGCGCCGGAAATGACGTCCCACGCTTCGACCACAACCCGCTAACGGGCGAGTGCCTGGGGTTGCTGGTCGAGGAGCAGCGGCAGAATTTGCTGCTCAGGAGTGAGGAATTTGATAATGCGAGCTGGACAAAAGGAAACTCAAGCGTTTCTGCTGATGCTACTCAAGCCCCAACCGGCACGACTACTGCTGACAAGTTGGTTGAGAACACAGCCACGACGGAGCACAACATCACGCAAAGTGCGACTTGGTTGGGAAATACAACCTACACATTTTCTGTTTACGCCAAGCCAGACGGGAGAAGCAGATTTGACCTTTTGTTTGGAACAGCCGGAAACTGGTCTGGTGGTCGGCAGGCTGCGTTTGATGTGTCAACAGGTAGTGTTGTGGCTACAGATGGAGCTATGGCAAGCATCACAGCCGCTGGCGATGGCTGGTTTAGGTGCAGAATAACAGCAACTACAACGGCATCACCTTCCGCATCACTTGTTGCTTTGCGGATGATTGCCAGCGGCACATCGGTTACATACACCGGAGACGGTACCTCCGGCCTATTCCTCTGGGGCGCCCAACTAGAAGCCGGAGCATTCCCGACTTCGTACATCCCCACCACCGGCACCGCCGCGACGCGCACGGCTGATGTCGTGTCGATTAGTGGAATTGACCTGTCTAGTTGGTATAACCAATCAACTGGGTCTATCTTTTGCGAAGCCCTTAATAAAGGCTTACTTGGAACCGCAGCGCCAAGACCTGTCTCCTTTAGCAATGGAACTAATAATAATCTTGTTGAGTTTTTCGGGTCAACTGACACTAGCATTGGATGGCAAGTTCTTGATGGCGGAGTCACGCAGGCTAATGTTGCCCAATCCGCTAGTAGCTCTACCATAAACAAACTGGCTGCTACTTACGCGTTAAATAATTTTGCGTTATCAATAAATGCTGCGGCAAGTTCTACAGATACAAGTGGCACGATTCCAGTTATAGATCGTGTCCGAATTGGCAACCGACAAGACTCGGCACGCTCTTGGAACGGCCCAATCCGCCGCCTCACTTACTGGCCAACCCGCCTCCCCAACTCCACTTTGCAGAGCATAACTCTCTAGCCATGTACTGCTACAAATTCTCCACCCGCCAACAGTTCCGTACTCTCGCGGCAGCCGAGGGCCTCATCGACGCTGACGGCAACCTGATCACCAGCAGCCACACGCACGCCATTGATGAACTGGGGACCATATATCAAGGCGGCGAGTATGGCCCTGATGGTGAAGTCATCACCGCGCCAACTGCACTGACCGGCTGGCACGTGAATACCTTAGGTCTAGCCCCTGAATCATGGGATCAATACCTTGTAGTGGTGAATTCTCCCAGCCGGATCTTCGCTGGTGGTGCTACCCAGGCACCTGATGATGCAACCCTGCAGGAGATGCTCGCATGAATCCTTACATCAGAGCTGCCAAGAAACACCCGAAGGTCAAGCAGCAGGCTGCTGAGCGCATGGGCAAACGACCCGTCAAACCTGAGCCACCTGTCAAACCCGAGCCACCCAAGGGCAAGCAGCGTGCCCGCCATGAGGACGGCACATTCCAAGCCGACAACCCTGCCACACCCGAGGTGGACGAAGCATGGGAAGCCTGATTGAACGCGAACTGGTCAACCACACCCAGTCGTTTCTCGGCAAGAACGACGTGCTGACGTATGGCTTCGCCAAGGGCAGTTATACGCCGCTCTACCGCGACTACATGAAGGGCATCATTGCCAAGGTTGATGACCGCCTGACCGGCATCAAGTTCGAGCGGGTCAAACCACGCGATGCCGACCTGATCATCAATCATGGCGAGCTTGCACCCGGCACTTCCGGAAGTGCAGTCTGGGATTCGCAAGGCTGGGAGATCAGGATGCCCGCTGGCAGCAGCTTCTCCACTACCGTCTTCCGCCATGAGTTGGGCCACGTACTCGGCCTAGGCCATGCACCGATGGGCAGCAACAGCCTGATGCAGCCGCAGATGAACGGCATCTACGACTTCACCGGCAAGGACTGGCGGGCGCTGGAGTCGATCTGGGGCAAAGGCCAGCTGTTCATGACTGACGGTCTTCTGCCACAAGCCGCTGCAGTAGCCCCCTAGGCCTAGCTACTGGCACTTTCCGCCAGCGTCGCATATCTTGGAATTAGCTGGAGCAGCGGGCTGGCACCCCTGCCCCATGACCACCCTGCTATTCCAAGGTGATGAAGCAATCGTATCTAATCGCTGCTGCCGCAAGCATTCCTGCTGTTTTGATCGTTTCGTGGTTTGCGGTCCCACTGATCTCTGTCCTGCTGTTCCCGCCTAAACCACAACCTGAAGTGGTGCGGAATGAACCTGAACCGCAGCCTGCGCCACAACCCGTCTCAACCGATCCCTACCGTGAGATCAGCAGCCTCGAGCTGACCTCCTGCTGGATGTTCCTACGGGACAGTGCCAAGGATCCCCGTAGCTTCCGTGTGCTCAGCAAGACCCCAGCCAATGGCGGCATCGTTGAATTCACTGCCACCAATTCCTTCGGTGGCCCAGCCAGGCACACTTACCGCTGCACCACGGGACAACTGCAATGAAAAAGCCGGGGCCCCTCAGCACCCGGCTCTCCCCTTTCATCCGTGCCTACCCTAACGATATAAGCACGACCTGCTGTGGAATCTGAACTGATCATCGAATTCCTCCGTAATGCCTTGCGGCAGAAACGGCTGGAAGATCGACTGATCAATCAGGCCATCGCAGACTTGCGCTCAACCTTGGCTGCTGTTGAAGGCATCCTGCAGGCTTCCTCTGCCTTGACCCTTGGCCCTGCTCGACAGCGGTCCATTGAAGCTGTTGCCGCTGCAGTGGCCCGCAACGTGCAGCAAACATGGGGTATCCCCCAGTTGGCCAGTCTGCAACAGGCCCTCGAGCCGTTCATTGAACAACAGCTGGAGTTTGGCCGGCGTGTTGTTGAGCTGGCTGGTGGCACCCTCTCTGCCCCTGGTGCGGCCAACCTTGGAGCAGCGCAAGCTGTCAACAATGCAGTGATTGGCGGCAAAACGCTAGCCGAAACCTTGACCACCAGCTTCCCTGCACTGGTCGCTGATCGGGTGGAACGCTACCTACGGCTGGGGTTACAGCAAGCTGCTGGTGAGGTTGAAATCATTGGCTACAAGGATGCGGTCGTCGCTGTCTCTGAACGCAATGTGACAGCCATTATCCGCACAGGCGTGCAGGAGGTGGCTAGTGCTGCACAACAGGCCATCTATGCCGTTGAGTCTGATCCGGCATGGCTTGAGGGAAGGCTGACCTGGACGGCAGTGTTGGATTCAGCGGTCTGCCCGGTGTGCATTGGTCTAGACGGGCGAGAGTATGAACTGGGCCAGCCGGGGCCATACTTTGATGGAAGGAACAAGGTGTCAGTTCACCCCTCTTGCCGCTGTTACCTCCTCCCCAGCAAGTGGCGGGAAGAAACTATGCAACCTCCTGATGGTGGCAAACCTCAGCCCGTGGCCAGGCCTGCCGAAGGCGATAGCGGTGAGCAGACCGTCAGCTTTCGCAAGACCGTCAACCAATGGCTTCGTGACAACCCAGAGACGACCAAGGAGATTTTTGGTAAACGTCTCGGCTCGCGTTTGCTAGACCGGGAGGACAAGCTAGACCTACCTAGCGCCATTAGACTTTGGCAAGCTCCTAAGGGCTCATGACCGTCACCGTTACTGCCACCGTTGGCGCGTCTAATGCCAACAGCTACCTGACGGTGGCCGAAGGTGATGCCTATGCCGCTCTGGAGCTGCGCACCCTGAGCTGGTCCACTGCCACAACAGACAACAAGGGCAAAGCGGTCATCGCTGCTACTGCTGCCCTTGATCAGCTTGAGTGGGTTGGCACCAAGGCCAGCACAACCCAAGCGTTGCTCTGGCCACGGTCTGAGGCTGCCTGCGGAGAGAAGGCTTACGACGATGACGAGCTACCGCTTGAGCTGAAGCGGGCCACCTTTGAGCTGGCCAACTCCCTGCTAGCTGATTCTGGCCTCCTGAGCAGCAGCAACCCAGCAGTAGGTGAACTGATCCCTGGCATCCCAAATGCCAACCTCAAGGCTGCTCGCATCGACGTGATCAGCGTTGACTTCCGCGATGGTGGCGGTGCTCCGGTCTACACCAATGCTTTGACCATGGTCCCGGCACTGAAGGGCATCCTCGGGTGCCTGTGCTTGAGCAGTCCGGTCAGCAGTGTTGGCAGCGTCAAGGTGCAACGCAGCTAATGGAACCCTCCAGCCAGCTGAACATGTTTGCTGGGCTGGGCGTTGCCGAGCAAAAGAAGCGGAACACTGATCTGCTGAGCACACCGTTGACAAGGCGTGAGCAGCGAGAGTTTGGCCGCTTGTATGCCGAGAACATCAAGCTGGTCAAATTCTTTCAGGCCAAGCTGGCTAGGAAGTACCGCTACTGCA